AATTAAGTTGCCTTAAATTTTGGATTTTATGTGAGAGCCATGTACACGGACTTGAATATGTCCGTTATAATAATCATCGGATTCTAATACTTTGCGGTCGAATTGTTCGCGGGCCTCAATGTAAGATGTTTCTGCTTTAGATTTACAATAATAGAGTATTTCTCTTGAGAAGTTATCTTTGCCTATGGTGTTGATATCTGCTGTTAAATTAGGACTGGACCCGTAGTATTCCTGCCAGTCGCTGTCGATTTTGCTTCGAATCTTCTTTTTCTTCTTAGTGCCGTTCTTCAACTTTACAGTCTTGTAGGTCGTTTTACTAAATTTTGCTAATTTTTTGCCAATGTATTGGCGCCCTGAAACTGTATTGGTAATGCAATATACAAAACCGATACAATCATCAGGTAGTTCATTAACTATAGAGTCTTTATAGACCCAAGTCAATTACTTTGCAGCCTTAGCTTCTTTACGTGCGTTCTTTTCAGCAGTAATTTCGTTACGGCGAAGCTTAACTAGTTTAGAAACTTCTGCAAGAGCCTTGCGTGAACGTGTACCGGCGGCCGAATTGCCACCTGTAAATTTTGCGTCTTCTGCTAAGAATTCTGCAAATGTTGTTTGTAGTTGTGCGGTTGTTGTTGTCATATCATCTTTCCTTTTTTGGTCTTCCTCGTTTCTCAATGTGTGCAGCTTCTTTAGATGCTTGTAATGAAGCTGACCAAAGAGCTTTTTCTACAACTTTGAGTTGTCTTAATATTCTTCTTAAATCTGCTGCGTTTCTGAAACTTTGTTGTCTAGTATAAAGCACGTTGGTATTATGTAAATCTATCAACATAGTTACAAACTTATTATACGTTTCTTTATATTCCTCTAGTGCAGACATTTATCCCTATGCCTCAATGTAGTCGACGTCATTTGAGTAACTGGTAAAACCGTTCTCTTTGATAACTCTTAGAACGTTGTTTACTCGACCGATTAATTCATCTTTATGTGATATTAAGTATATATTCTTATTTCGTTCTCTGGCCATCTTCTTTAGAACAGCTAATCCAGCTTCTACGCCTGCTGCATCCATACCTGCATCAATTAATTCGTCAATGAATAGTAAATTTATATTCTGATATAGATTTTCCCATACATCGCGGAATGCAAAACTTAGTGATAGAATCAATCGATTTCTTTCGCCTCGACTTAGATTATCAAAATCTAAATCTTGCCCTAATTGAGTAATTTCTACATTTAGGTCGTTTAAGAATATTACTTTATGTGGCAATCCTAGCTTGTCAACATAATACCCTAATCGTTTGTTCAAATACGTTAAATTTTGATCAATAATCTTTTTACGGATAAAACTATCTTTATTTGTCAATAGCTTTAACAAGAATTCTTGATGATCTCGTAATTTAACAAGTTCATTGATTGCGTCCCATTTAATTTCTTGAATGGCAGTTTTCTTTAATTCTTCAATCTGTTCGTCATACGGATTGTGTTCATCACACTTATTGGTTAATTCTCTTTCTAGGTTGTCTAAGTTGTTTTTATGCCCCAATGCTTCTGCTTCAGTTTCATAAAACGTGTTGGGCTTAGGCGGCATCTCTCCCGTGCCTAATTCCTCTACAATCTTCTTAAGATCTTGCGACACTTTATCAAAGTATTTCATCGCATCACCTAGATGATGAACAGCAGTAGTGGTCATTTCTTTGTGTTTATGGTCGTGCAATTCTTGTTCACATGCATGACAAGTTTTATTTGCTAGACTTTCTAATTCTTTTTCGTATTTCTTAACAGTTTTTTCAGCTTGTCCAATTGCAGAATCTAATGTTGCTCGCTGTTTGTTTAAGTTACGTATTTTAGTATTGTTTTCGTCCCAAGTTTTTAATGCAATGTGAGACTGCAATTCAACTTCGATATCTACACTTTCTAATTGCAATATTGCTTTGCCAAAACTTTCAAGGTCGTTATCTTTCTTAGTTTCCCATGCTTTGCTTTTGATTACAAGACTGTCAATACTTTTTTGTACATTATCGTTTGCACTCTTTATACTTTCAATCTTAAAAGTTTCTGCTTGAATGGTGTCTTTAATTGACTTGACTTCTAATTTTAGTTTTTCTGATTTTTCACTTAAGATTGTAATACCAAGTAGCTGTTCGATAACTTCTCGTTGTTCAGCAGCCCGCATTGACAGGAAAGGTTCTGTGTAGGTATTCAGTGCAACTAAATGTTTGAACATAGTATGCGACATTTCCAACATAGTATCAATATACCGTTGGGTTTCTCTGCTGTCGCCTTGGCTGTCATCATCATCATTGGCTGATTTTTGTTGAGCATCGTTGACAAACAGTCGCATGACATTGGGCTTTCGGCCTCGTTCAATGCGATATAGCATATTATTCTTTTCAAATTCGACCGTGACTAGCATACCTTTGCCGTTGGTCTTATTGATTAAGTTTTCTTTTTTAATGTTAGTTAATGCCTGGCCGTACAGTGCATAGCTCAGTGCGTTAACAATGGTAGTCTTGCCCGTGCCATTTCGACTACCGCTGTCATCTCCGCCTAGATCTAAGTTTGCACCCAACACTAATGTCAGTTGCTCTTTGTCAAAATCCACGGCCTGTGTCTGATTACCTACTGATAGAAAATTTTTTACAGTTATATTTTTAAGTTTTAGCATTTATAGACTATTGTAAATTGCTAGTAGAGTTTTTGCATCGATATTGTCTGAGTCAATATTAAGTAATTGCTCTGTTACAATCTGATCAACACTTTCAAAACTAGCATCCGGATTATCATCAGTTCCGGTTTCGATATTATTTTTTTCTTGAATTAAACTAATTTCTCGTATATCATGTTCTTCAACATAAGTTTCTTTTATGAAGTTAGCTTCTTCGTAGCTAATATCAATGTCTAAGTTAACTTTTAAGTACATCTTAGATTTCATAATGTTATCTTTATCATCGATTAATTTGCTTAATGACAATGTTCTATACTTGGGAGCGTCGGCCCACGACTTAAACGTGGGAACACCGCCCCATTCTAATACCATCATACCTCGATCATCGTCCCAGGTATCTGCAAAGTTATGGGGAAATGCATTACCGATATACCAAATTTTACCTTGATTTTGTCGTTTATGAAAGTGGCCGCTAAACACATAGTCTTGATGAGTAAAATGTTTAGCCTGCAATTCACCGTGATCCGGCATTTGTACCATTGCATTCATATAGAACAATGGCAATTCAAAATGCCCAAACATATACTTGCTTTTAATCTTGCTGATGTTTTTCCACTCGTCGCCCACTAGCCAAGGCACTAGTGTAACATCTCCTTCGGTCATAACTTTATCAACTACAGTTACGCCTGGTATGTGTTTACCGAATGCCGAGCTATGAATATCTCGTTTATCTTTGTAAAACAAATCGTGATTACCCGGAAACCAATAAAAATTCTCAAATGCTTGCCCTAATTTCTCTAGACATCGAATTGATGTATCCAAAGTAATTAAGTTAATTGCATTGCGATTATGGTGCCAGTCTCCAAGGAAGATAGCTGTTTCGCAACCAGCGTCCTTGGATTCTTGAATAAACCAATCTACAAAATCTTCGCAGTCTTGGTTATGAGTTGCAGAATTTGATTTTAGACCAAAATGTATATCTGTAAAACATGCTACTTTCTTAAAAAATGACATTAGATTCTCTCCTATGTCTAGTGTAACAGATTGTGTAAAGGTAAATCAAGTGTTTTCTTCTTCATCCTCGATACTAGTTTCTTCAGATTTTGGCATACGTATATTTTTGTATAGCTCTGCTTGCCGTGCGGTTTCTTCGGCAAACTCGGCCTGCGTCTGTCTAGTTAAACTAGGAGTTAGACCTGCAATCTCTAGTAGGTCATCTCTAATATTTTGACTTTTCTTTTCTAAGTTTAGTACTCGAGTAAAGCTGTTAGTTACTGCGGCAGTATAATAGGCAAATGGATTTTCTGATTTAGATTCATCAAACTGTAGACCAATTTGTGACAATTGCAAAACTGCCTGTCCACGCATTTCTTCAACATAGGTATAACCCCGCCAGTTGCTACGTTGTGCATATCGCTCGCTTAGTTTGATATACATTTTACCTAGATTTTCGGTAATTCTACCGTGATCTTTGTTGAAACTTCCCCCGTCAATAGTACCCTTCCAATGGCTTTTACCGACACAAATAAGCTCATCATTTTCATTAAACTTCCAATGTTGGAAAGGGGGGAAATTGACTTTTTCGTGGCTATCAGCAACACTTTTGACAGTTTTCTTACGACCAGGCGCCATTGGAATATGATCAAATGTCATAATTCTAATAACAATGTCTGTTTTGGCAATAGTTTTATAATCCGGAGTCACTTCGAGAAGTTTTATCTTCTTGTCTCCGCTCAATCTTGCTGCAACAAACGCTTCTAAGCCTAAGCGTTTTGCTTTAATTCTTTTAGCATCAGCAATAGTTCTAATATTAATTTTGTCTAAACTTGGCAAAATTAAATCATGCTGATGATATTCTGGTTTAGTAAAACTACTATAGGAACATTTGCTTTTATGAATCTCTGCTAATAAATCTCTATTGTTTAGATATTTTACTTTACGTCCTGTGGACAGTGATGTTGTTACAACGGTCATCTATTCGCGACCTCCTTACAGTTATTATAAAGTATATAGGTTGACAAAGTCAACCTATTAGTTAACTATACACTTTATTTATTGGGTAAATAGTGTATAAGGAAAATATTATGGCGGATAACAAGCCGGGATTATTAAGCACAATTGGTAATGCTACCATGAGTGTTGGAAGAGGAATAGCAGATCAATCCGGATTAACTAGACTTGTCGGAACTCTTAGCGAACGACGCCTTGGGCGAAAACCAGGCGCAGCTCCATCGCCACCAAATTTTGATGTTGCATTTATTGGTACCAAAGATTTTAGAGTAAAGATTAGAGTACCTAGTCAATATCTTTATACATCGGGAGTTGCCTACACTGATCATTTGTTTGATATTCAAGGTATTGTATTTCCCTTTACACCATCTATCTCACAAGATTATACTGCTAGTTACGCAACGGTAAATCCTACTCATTCTAACTATGCATTACATTTTTATAAAAGTAGTCAGCCTGGACCAATTTCTGTTACTGGAAAATTTACTGTTCAAAATAACGATGAGGCATACTTGTGGTTGCAAACAACTCACATATTAAGAGCAGTTACTAAAATGAAATTTGGCGAAGATGCTGATCGAGGATCGCCCCCACCAGTCTGTAGATTTGATGCCTACGGTGAACAACAATACAAAAATGTTCCAGTTGTAGTATCTAGCTTTAGAGTCGATCTACCAGATAGTGTAGATTATTATGCAACAAAGATGGATGATCGTTTCGGCTCCGGATCCAAACCAACTGGTACTATGGTGCCTACAGTATCACAAATTACAGTTACGTTATTACCGATGTACAGCAGAAAAGAGTTGTTGGGACAAAAACAGGTTGATGATTACATTAGCGGAAATCCTAACTTACGAAGAAAAGGATTTCTATAAATGGCAACTTATAAAACTACTAGTCCTTATTTTAGTACTCCTATAACAGAGGGATATTTAGATATTGCAGCATTTAGAGATATTCCTAATGAGCCAACTGATATACTTTATGAAATATTAGCGCAACATCAGTACCGTCCTGATCTGCTAGCATATGATTTTTACGGTGATGTAAAATTATGGTGGGTATTTGCCG